CGACCACTTCGCTCGATCGTCCACCATGTATACTAATGGCAACCTGTGACAGGAACGTCACGAGGCGCTAATGCGCGCATATGGAGCAACTTCAAACAGAGACGAGAGACAGCCGGACGGATCGGCTCAATCGTCGTAAGCGGCACCACGGACGCCAGCCGAAAGGCAAAACCGTCCTCACCCCGGCGTCGGATGTTACCGGCATCTTCGAGCCGCTCCAGCGCCACGGCATTCTCCCCAGCAACTACCTCGACGCGTTCCGCGCCGCGCTCGTGAAGCATGTGAACCGCAACGGCCTCCAGAAGCGCCTTGGGAACCTCTACCACGAGAACTACGGCGCCTATGGCGTCCCTGCCCTCGACCGCCCCGCCGCGCAGTGGGCCTCCCCGGAAGCGGACTATCAGCACATCTCCTACGTCCTCGCAGAGGGCGGGTATCGTGCGCTCACCAAGGCCGGCACCCGCTACGAGTACGCCAGCCAAGCGGATAAGGGCTGGTACGATCACCAGCACATGACCGGATGCATTACGGGCTCCATCGAGCTCGCGACCCTCAAGCACGGCACGATCTACGGCGATCAGGAAGCCATCTTCACCCACGAGAAGTGCCCGCAGAGCACCCGCGACATGACGCGGCCGATCGAACTTGTCCTGGGGGAGCGGACCGGGTTCGACAGAAGAACCGGAAGGCCGAAGACGGTGAAGCACACCATTATCCCGGATCAGCTCTTCCGCATCACCTATCCGCCGAAGAACAACGTCAAGATCTTCGCGCTCGAAACCGACTGCGCCACCGAGGACTATGAGACCGTGTACGAGAAGATTCGGCGCTGGGTCACGGTCCTCAAGGAGGAAATTCACACGAAGCAGTGGGGCACACCGTCCCTCATCGTCCTCATTGTGACCACTAACGACGCGCGCATGCGGAAGTTCATGGCGTTCGCGAAGCAGCATGCCGGTCAGGACGCGTGGCTCCTGGAGCACTTGCTCTTCAAGGCCGAGCCGATTTTCAGCGGCGCGTGGAAGGTTCCGCCGATCCTTTACGGTCTCTACGAAGAGCCATGGCTCCGCGCAGACGGCTCCACGTTCGACATCAGCTATTAAAAAAAGGCCCCGAAGGGCCGGTACGCTACTGCTGTTCCGAGATGAACTGCTCGGCCCGCTTGAGGCACTGGACCGCGTTCATGATGTCGCCGTGACCGAGCGAGGAAGTTTCCTTCCACTCGTCGCCGTCCTTGTAGGACTTCGTCACCTCGACATTGAAGAAGCGATCGTTCTGCCAAACCGTGGCAGTGACGTAGCCGATGCGGAACTTGCCCGCCGGCTGATTTCCTCTGTCTTTTGGCACCGCAACCTCCTTTGTGATGTGCGGGCAACTGGGGGCAGGACTCGAACCTGCGAGAGGCACCAGAGAGCGTCCTCTCAAGCTGCTCTACCAACTGAGCTACCCCATGTGTCCACACACCACTGCCTACCCGAAGCATACCACGCACGAGTGGTACTATTAGGCGAGGTGTTCATTACCCCGGAGGCACCTCATGGCTCCATTCATCGACTTCGCCCAAGTGCGAAAGACCTATTCCATCGTCGATGTCGCGCAGAAGATCGGCATCAAGACCCGTCCCGACGGCAACAAGCATCGCGGACAGTGTCCCTTCGAGGACTGCGGAAGTCTTCGGTCCTTCACAATCACGCCGAACGGCGGCGTACACGGCGACGGCATCTGCGGATGCTTCAAGTGCGGCCGTCGAAACATGGACAGCATAGGCCTCGTCCAGAAGCTCATGAGGATGGAGCGGATGCCGGATGCGGCACGCCACCTCGTTGAGTTCATGGGCGGCAAGGCCACAGTCCCCGAGGAGCAGAAGGGGCTCAAGGAAGTCAGCAGAAACTTCCAGGCCTCTCCTGTGACCAAGGAGGCGCTGCTGCGGAAGGTCGCGGAAGACCTCGACCCAGATCACGAGCGCGTCGCATCGGCCGGTATCTCTTCTGAGACAGCCGCCGCATACGTTGCCGGATACGCCGCCCGCGGGATCGCTCGCGGTCACGTCATCTGCCAGCTCCACGATCCGAAGGGCACGCTCATTGGGTACGTCGGGCTCGAAGATCCAATCTGGATGCCGAAGGACATCGCGGCCACCCAGGCGGAGCACGTCTTTAACTGGCATCGGTGTACCGAAGGTCCGGTGAAGCTCCTTGCCTCGCCGATCGAGGTACTGCGGTATCTGGAGGAAGAACCGGAGGCGCAAGCCGTCGCCTTCATCACGCCGGACATCAGTCCAACACAGCTCAAGTACCTTGCAGAACTTCTCTCACAGAAGGGATGCACAGTGGCCCCATAGGCGGGGCCTTTTTCTTTGCCGTGGTACGATGGGGAGCGGACCCGACGCACCAGCGTCCAAGAGGGAAGGCCGCGTAGCCTTCGACCTTAACCGCCGTGGATCTAGACTTCGCGCCGTTCAGCGATGCCACGCTCATGCGAGTGCGTGAACGTACCTACCTGCCCCTGCCTAAGCGCAGGGGTTTACTTTTCAGAGAGGCGACTTCTTTTGCCGATCCTCTACGAGATCGATGAACTGCCCTAGGCTAAAGAGCCACGCCCGTTGGACGGGCTGATAGGTCTCATGCAGGCCTTTAGGCACTACGAGTTGAAGATTCTTCGACTTCATTTCGTCGGTCTGGTTGATCGAGATGCCAGGTGAGAGCGTCATGAGGTGCTTGGTTTCAATCCGCTGCGCTTCCGAGAGCACCTGCCGCCACCTGTCCTTCAGGGACGACTTCGCCCCGAGCATCGTGAGTGATGCGGCGGGGAACTCAGGGTTCGCATAGGCTTTCTCGCCCGGAAACAGGAAGTCGGGCCGGTTTTTGTTCTCCGTGACGGCGTTGCGGTCTACTTGAATCTTCCGGGCATCAAAGATGACCGCCAGATGGTTCTCAAGAGCCGCCCCGGCACGAGCCTTGCGGCGGTTCTGGACGCTCAGCGAGAAGTCCATGAAGCCGTCCACGTCAGAAGCGCCACCGGCCATGAAGCCCGTCTTGAGGCGCTCACCGACGATGTGGCGTTCGAGCTGCTTGAAAAGCAATTCCTCGCGCTCCATCCACGCCAAGATAACGGCGTCCGCATCGTCGAGTGGCGTCACCCCCTTCAGCGTCGATCGGGCGAACTCCGAGAAGGCTTTCATGGGAGGGAACTTGTTCCCGAACTGAGCCAGCAGCTCCTCGAAACCGTCAGTCTCTGGCTCCTCTGCCTCGATACCAAGCTCATCGAAGATGTAGCGGACGGCGAAGTCCAGCTTGCCGGTGTCGTTGCTCGGTATCTGTTGCGTCTGGAAGGCGAACTTGGGCTGCTCGGGCAAGCCGAAAAGCCACCCAAGCTGGCTTTCAATACTGCTCTCCGGAGGCGCTACGATGACCAGCACCGTATTGTCTGTCCGCACGCACACGAAGAGCGTGTCGCCCTCCTTGGCAAGTCCCGGCATTATCGGCGTCGTGGAGTAGAACAGCCGGAACTCGCTTCGCTTGGGATGCGCCTCCCGCGCATCGTACCAGGTCACGAACCCGTCCTCTGATACCGCTTCCTGCTCGTCGCCCAGCCAGACGAACCGCGTCGGATAGTTTGCCTTCATGGTGCCGAAGATCTTCTTCAGCTCTGCGACCCCGTTGAACTCGTGCTGATTGGACGAACTTGGGTCGGTTTCCACGGCCGTGAGGCGTTTTACGGCAACCGCCTTGAAGTGCTTCGCCAACAGGCCTTGCTTCATCGTGCTCCCCGTACCTCAAGGTGCGGCTTCTCCGACCGCAACCAAGCAGTACAATCGTCCAGGACACGCTGCGGTGGCAAGCGAGACGGCCCCTTGAGGGCGCATTCCCAAACGACGCCAACGCGCCAACCGGCCTCTCTCAGGCGTGTTTCAGAGCGAATGTCGTTTTGCTTGTTACGGTTCAGTTTCTCCCGCCACCAGTCGGCGCGGTTCTTCGGCCATTTGAAGAGCGGACAGTCATGACCATGCCAGAAGCACCCGTGCGCAAAGAGCACTGCTTCGCGTCCCTTGAAGACGAGGTCTGGGCAGCCGGGCAGCGACCGATCATGGAGACGAAAACGGAAGCCCCGCGCATGCAGGCCCTTGCGAAGGAAGAGCTCTGGTTTCGTGTCGAATCCCCGGATGCCGGACATCATCCGGCTTCTAACCTCCGGGCTTACGACATCAGTCATTCAGCGCGTGAGCGGGTTCGATAGCACTCAAGATATGGGGCTTCATGATCTTCGCGACGGCTTCCACCACCGGCACTACGACCGCGTTGCCGAACTGCCGGTACGCCTGCGTATCTGAGACACCGATCTTGAAGCTCGACCCGCGAGGAGTGTCGAAGCCCATCAGACGCGCGCATTCCCGTGGCGTTAGACGCCGGGGGCGCGTGCCTTTCTGCTCGATCAGGATCTCTGACCCATCCTTGTAGTATCGGGCGGACAAGGTCCGCGCTACGTCATTCGGACCGAAGACGCTGCATCCGAAGCCATTGCCAGCCGCGGCATGCTTCTCTCTGTACCGCTGGAGATAATCCCACAGCTTCGGGGTCAGCGTGTACTTCGGGTCAACTTCGTCTTCGAGGATGTCGCCAAGGGTCGGTTTCCTCTCGGGAACCTTCAGGTCATCGAAATTGAAAGCGGTCGGTTCCCGGAAGCCCACGATGAAGATCCGCTCGCGCTTCTGAGGCACCCACGGTTCGGAGCTGATGACGCGATATTGCACATGGTACTTCAGCTCGTTCTCAAGAACGTTCAGGATGGTCGCGAACGTCTTGCCGCCATCGTGGCTTTCGAGGTTCTTCACATTCTCCAGAAGGAACGCGGCAGGCCTGCGGTGCGCGATGATCTGGGCGAGGTCGAAGAACAGTGTGCCCTGGGTATCGCAGAGGAAGCCGTGCGGTCTTCCGAGTGCGTTCTTCTTGGAGACACCCGCAAGCGAGAACGGCTGGCAGGGGAAACCTGCGAGCAACACGTCATGCTCCGGAACACGCTCTGGTTCTTTCGAATACTCGCGCACGTCACCGCCGAATTCGTGGCCGAGCGGATAATTGCGGGTGTACGTGTCGCGTGAGTACTTGTCCCACTCGCACGAGAAGATGCAGCTGCCGCCAATCTTCTCGAAGCCGCGACGCAGCCCACCGATGCCCGCGAAGAGGTCGATGAACTTGAAGTCCCCCTCCTTATTTGCCGCTCTCCGCTCTGCCGCGCTCCTCAGCGTGCGTATCGCGAGTTTTGACGGCGCACCATCGCCGCTTTCGTAGCGATATGCCGTCCTTTCAGAGACAGCGATCAGTGAAGCCGCCGAGGGCACGTCCAGGCCAGCTTGCTCCCTTAACATCGTGAATTCGGTCTGCTCTGGCATGATGCTCTACTATCTCTGGGACGCTTTTTGACAGTCTGACACTAAATATCCGAGCGGGCAACGGTTTGTTCTCTGTACGTTCCATTGTATAGTTTCTTGGGTCCTCCCCTTCCTCCGCCGCTTGCATTGAGCGCCGGAGCCGAGAGGAGGAGCTTTTGTCCCGTTCTTTTTCAGATCACCATCCCGAGGTGCGCAACACCGCCCTCATACGGATGCTCAACGACACCTTCCGTACGACATTCATCGGCGGGAGAGTGACCATGACTGCCGGGGTGAACGCCCTGAGCGAGACTGCAAAGACACAGGTGCTCGATGCAGTCCGCCAGTTCGATTCGTTCGCGCCGGGAAACGACCCACACGAAGAGCATGACTTCGGCGCGTTCGAGATCGAAAACGAGAACTACTTCTGGAAGATCGACTACTACGACAAGTCGCTCAAGCACGGCTCTGACGATCCGGCGGACCCGGAGAAGACTAGCCGTGTGCTCACTATCATGCGCTCGGATGAGTACTAGCCATGATCGGGAACGCCAAGAGGGTCTATGCCCTCAAGGAGTGGACCGTGGAGCTCAGGCCCCGCGGTTGGTTCTACTGGCGAACATATGGGGAGAAGGAACCGAAAGGGCCGTACAGCTCGATCGCTTCCGTCACCCTCATGCTCGCGCGGGAGCTCCTCAAGGAGATCACCCGCCGCGACGAACCTCACCAGCTTCCGCAGTGAGGTGGCCATGACGCTTAGTCACGCCTACCTCACCGCCGCAACCACGCTCGCCATCCTCATGCTCGCCTACACGTTTGCAGGCGGCATCCGAGGTCTAGCCTGACCGGGCAGGCAGTAGCGTTCCCGGACCATTTCAGCCTCTCTTCGGAGAGGTTTTTTATTCGCCCTAGAAGATCCCCGGCATCACCTCGTGCAACCACCGACCGAGTGCTTTCAGTGCCTCCTTCGCCGCTTCCCCCATAGCCGCACCGGAGAACTTGTCTGCGAGCTTTCGTAGTACGTTGATGCCGTGGGTACGGAGATACCCGTAGGAGATAGTTAAGGCAGTCTTGAGCCTGTTCAAAACGAGCTTCAAGTTATCGACCACGTACTCCCGCTCTTCGGGGTGCTCGGCGGCATAGCCGTTACTCGTCTCGACCTCATGTAAGGTGTTGTCTACAGCTTCGATAGCTTCCCTGAGCGGTTCACTGTTTCGCTCTAGAGGCAGTGGCTCCCATTCCAACGCTTCTCGCCGGTAGTCTTCATCCTTGACTTCATGGGTGCCATCTTCATCGTTCAAGCGCACCAGTGCTCGCTTGAGCCAGTCTATTCGGTTCTCCGAAGCACCAGCGCGATATAGGATAGTATTGCGTGCCCGTAACTGCTGCTCTGCCCAAGACCCAAAACTCGCCGTCCTAACGAGTTGTATCGGGCCAAACGGATCGTACAAAACCTCCACGTGGCCACTTGTCTCCAGGCGACGTAAGGCCTCTCTCATGATCGCCATATTCGGGAGGTAGTAATACCTTTGGTCCGGCTCATCATCGGTATATTTGACCAGAATGTCATCGACCGACATAGAAGCCTCTCTGAGAAGCTCCAAAACGAGCGCACAAACGTAATAGTCGGGCGCGACCCGAACGAACTCTTGCTTATCCATTGGTGTGCTCAGCGACCCCTGCCCCGGTAGGTTGTGAGACAGTGCCCCATGACAGTCGCTTCTTACAAGCTTCTTCAGATGTACACCGGACCCTGTCTACTGGGGCAGCGGGTTTGGTAAAATGGGATAAAGCCGCACCGCCTAGAGCGTTGCGCCCGCGCGGAAGGCGCGCGTGTGTTCTCCCTAGTATCGTTAACAGCGCCATCCTCCCGATCGATGGCGCTCACATAAGGATTCCCACGGATAATCGCATGTCCACGGCCCGCCACATACACTCGGCGGGCTTGTGGTATTTTGGAAAGAGGTTTGCTTCGAGTAGGGGGTTAACTACCTAAGCCATGTTCGAGTTTCGCATCTATCGAAAGAGCGTCTTCAAGAACAAGATCCGCCTCGCGACGTTTAAAATTCCCCGCCTAGGGTTCGTCGCATGGGTCCGGATGTACTTCACCCTCAAGCAGTCCGACACTTTGTCCCACTGATTTAACAGCTTGCCCCCTACTCAAAGCGCGCCGTGATATACTGACCGAGGCGTTATCCCTATTTGCTTATTGCCTCTTTCATATTTGGAGGCAGCCACTCACAAACGCCACCCCTCTGTGTCGATCGAGCCCCGCTTGTGCGTAGCGGGGCTTTGTCGTTCTGGCGCGTGATACCATTAGAGATATGACGTTCGATGAGGACTTCGACGACTTCGTCGAGGAAGACGAAGAGGACGAAGAACAGCCCGAAAACAGGCGCGGTCCCGCGGATCATCTCTCTCCGTGGCGTTTCAAGAAGGGACAGTCGGGCAATCCGAACGGCCGCCCTGCGGGCAAGTCGCTCAAGCAGTACACACGAGAGATGCTCGCCGCGATGACGGACGAGGAGCGTCAGAAGTTCCTCAACGGCATTCCCAAGCTGAAGGTCTGGGAAATGGCGGAAGGACGCCCCGATGCCAAGGTCGAGCATTCCGGGAAGGTGACTACGGAGATTTCAACAATGACCGATGAACAACTCAACGACCTTGCAAAGGGAGGCGAAGCGGGAACTAGCGAGACGGGAACTGGCGAGGAGGCACCTCAGTAACTTCGGCGCCTTCGTCTATCCCGGCTACATCGAGAGTTGGCACACACGCCTTCTCTGTGAGGCTCTGGAGCATGTCGAGCGCGGCGACATTCGCTTCCTCATCGTCGAGATGCCGCCTCGGCATTCGAAATCGGTCCACGTCTCCCAGCTCTTCCCCGCATGGGCGGTGGGTCGCGATCCTGACACCCCGATAATCGTATCGTCCTACTCAGGTGACCTCGCCACCGACCATGGCCGAGAGACCCGCAACATCATCGATGGCGATGAGTACCGGCTCCTTTTCAATACGACCATTGCGCCGGACAGCAAGGCGAAGAGTAAGTGGAACACCAACGGCAAGGGCGCATACAACGCGGCCGGCGTTGGCGGATCGATCACCGGCAAGGGCGCAAAGTTCTTCATTGTCGACGACCCATTCAAGGACCGCAAAGAGGCAGACAGCCTTCTCATCCGCGACGATCGTTACCGCTGGCTCAAATCGGTAGCCCGCACCCGTCTCACGCCGGACGGTGCCTTGATCGTCATGCACACCCGCTGGCACGACGACGACCTCATCGGCCGTCTTGTCGCAGAGGATGGTGCGGTCTCGTATTTCGACTGGCTCAACGGTGCCAGGGCGAAGTGGGTCCGCCTCACCCTCAAGGCCATTGCAGAAAGTGACGAGCCGTATCGAAGGAATGGCGAGGCTCTGTGGCCGGGACGCTACAATCTCGACGAGCAAAACCGCGTCTTCAAGCCCCAGTGGTTCAAGAGCAAGCCCTATGAGGAAATCCGGGATCAGAACCCGGTCGCCTACCTCACTGTCGACACCAAGAGTACGGCAAAGGCTGAGGCTGGCACTGACTACATCGGCCTGTGCCTCAACTTCGTGGACCAGCACAACAACTGGCACCTCATGGCCGAGCGCCGGAAGATGTCCGCAAAGGACCTCATCGACCTCCTGTTCACTTGGCATATAAACTATGCGCTTGTGAAGATCGGCATCGAGAAGACAGCTTTCACCGAGGGTCTCGCACCCTACCTCGATGAAGAGATGCGGCGGCGCAATCACTACCTCCCCATCGTTGAGCTGAAGCACGGCGGCACAAAGAAGGAGATCCGAATCGAGGGCCTTCAGCCGCGCTATGAGCGTGGCGCGGTCTTCCACCTCACGCAGTATGGCCGAAACACCTGCTCCCAACTCGAGGAGGAGCTTTTGCGCTTCCCGAAGGCCGTCAACGACGACTGTTCGGACGCCACAGCCTACCAGGACCAGGTCGTGCAGTACCGGGACGAAAGCGAGGAGGAACTCCGCATCCGGTAGCTATGCACACCCTCGCCGACCGGACCGCAAGAACGGGGCGGTACAATAACCGTACTGAATGACGAATGAAGACATCCAGCGGGAAGCACTAGCAATAGTCCGCGGGGAGGTAACGAAATATCAGGACGCCCAATTCTTCGTCACGGAGAAAGTCTCCTTCGTCATCCGTCCGCTCATCCGTCTCCTGCGCAAGAACTACTGGGGCGTCTTCGACGAACCGAAGGACCCGATCACCGGCCGCAAGAAGGTCTTTGCGCCATTCACCGCTCTTGTCGTGAACAGTGTCCGCAAGAACTCGGACATGGACAGCAAGGATGTCAACTTCCGGTCCAACAACGGCCGCGAAGGCATCCCTATCACCTCGCTCGTCCGAGCCTACGTCAAGGAGTGGATGCGCAAGTCCTCCTTCGGGGAGGCTCTGAACGATCTCATCCTCACGCTCTGCATCGACGGCACCGTCGTTTGGAAGACGTTCACGCATATGGGCAAGCTCATCCGTACCCAAGTCGACCTCCTAAACGTCTACATCGACCCTACGGCCGACAGTATTCAGTCCGCACCGCGCTTCACCGAGCGCGCCTTGATGGAAGTGGACGCGGTCAAGGCGATGGACGGTTGGATGAACACTGACGAGGTAACGGCGAACGCTGCGATACACCGCACCGAACGCGACCTCTTCCAGGTCTTCACCGCCTCGACCATGACGGACGTGTACGAAATGTGGGGCCTCATCCCGGAGAAGCTCATCACCGGCAAGGACGAAGGCAAGAAGATGATCGAGGGCCACATCGTCGTCTCTGGCCTCGACGGCAGCGCCTCCGGCGGCAAGGTCCACTTGATCGAGCGCAACACGAACAAGGACAAGGACGGCAACATCATCAAGCCGTACGAGGAGTGCCGCTATATCAAGGTTCCGGGCCGCTGGTATGGCCTTGGCCCTGCCGAGATGATCCTGATGCTCCAGGAGTGGATCAACATCATCGTCAACCTCCGCATCAACAAGAACACCAACGCCTCCCTTGGCCTCTTCAAGGTCAAGAAGGGCTCAGGCATCACTCAGCAGATGCTTTCAAACCTCGTTTCTCGTGGCGTCATCCAGCTCGCGAACATGGACGACCTCGACAACTTCCAGATCGATGAGGCCGGTGCCGGCTCCTACAAGGATGAAGAAGTAGCGAAGCAGTGGGGCTTCGAGGTGACAAGCACCTTCGACGTTTCCCGCGGCGCGCCGATGCCTTCGACGACAACAGCAACAGGCGCAGTCATCGAGGACCGCAACGCCAAGACGGCATTCGTGCTGGTGCGCGAGGCCGTGGGTCTCTTCCTTGAGCGGTGGTTTGATCGCCATGCGCTTCCGGCCATGGTTACCGGCATGAAGAAGGACAAGAAGGTCCGCTTTGCAGGGGACCTCGACGACATCGAGAAGATTCGCACCCGCGTCGTTTCGTATCTCGCGATGCAGAAGTTAGAAGAGATGCAGAAGCAGGGCGTCGTGCCGACCGAGGAGGAGCTCATGGTGTCGATGGACGAGGCCATGCAGCGCCTTCGCGACGATAAGGACCTCTTCATGGAGGTGGTCGGAGACATCGTCGCTTCCGGCCTCGACACCAAGGTCTACTTCACGAACGAGGAGATGGACGTAGGCGTCACCGTCTCGAATCTCCTCCAGATGGCCCAGGTTATCCCGGATCCGGATGCGCAGCGCGACTTCGTCATCCAGGGCCTAGATCTCTTGGGTCTTGAGGTGCCGGAGAGCCTGCGGAGCCGCAAAGTAGCACAGATGCCTCAAGACGGTATGGCACCGACCAAGCCCTCGGCTCCGGTCGCGCCAGGTATGTCGGACCAGCCGCTTGTAACCGAAGCAAACGCCTATGGAGGATAAGGACCGGGAGCACCAGCGCGCCTTGAAGGAGGCCGAACACCTTCACCATCTCATCATCGGTGACGGCTGGGCCGTTGCCGATCGTCTGTTGCGCGAGAAGGAAGAGGCACTTGCCGACCTCTCCTCGATCCCCATGGACTTATCTGTGGCCGACTATGGCTTCGAGGCGAAGGCGCGCGCTTATGCACTCTCCCTCATCGCATCGTGGCGGAGGGACATTGACACTCGTGTATCATTGTACGAGGCGTCACTACCCAAGCCGGGCAATCAGTCCGAGCCGATCATCATAAATCGAGAGGAGTAGCTCCGCGAACCTCACCGCGGGGTTAGTCACCCCGATTTATGAGTTTATTGGATTAGACCCATTACAATGGCTGACCAAGTCACTACACCAAATCCCTTACCTGGCGGAGCGGACGTCCCTCCGGCAGCCGGTGGCGGTGCTGACAATGCCGGTGAAATCTCACTAGCTGACATCAACAGCATCCTCGGTAAGGAATTCAAGGATAAGGAGACCGCCCTCGGGGCCGTTAAGGAGACGTTCCGCTTTGTCGGAGCGACGGGACAGGTCAAAGCAGCGCTGGACGCTGCCAAGGCCAAGCTCGGTACTGACGATGCCGGAGTGATCGCCGCCCTTGCGAACCTCACCGCGGAGAGCCAGGCAAAACCGACTGCGCCGCAGGGCGACTATGTCCCGCGCAGCCAGTACGCCGAGGATATTTTCTTCAAGGAAAATGCCCCTCTTGCCGCACTTCGTGAGACGCTCGTACCTTTGAAGAATGCGTCGGAGGACACCAAGGCAATGTCTTGGGATGCCTTCGTTGCGTCCGAGAAGGTCAAGCCTGTGGTTGAGGCTTACACCGGTTATCAGGAAGCACAGGGTAAGAAGTCTATCCTTGAGACGAGCCCTCGTCTTGGAGCCGCAAGCGACAAGCTGACCACTGCCCGCAAGTCCGTCGAAGAGGCGAACCGTGCAGCTATGGCCAACGATGTCGCTGGAGTCCGGGCACACGAAGAGGCGGCGCGCAGCGCTGCTGTCGGTGCTGTCATGGAGACGTTCAAAGACGAGTAGGCTCGCATAGCCATTCAGTAAGTTATGGCCGCAGACAATTACGTTCGTTCATACGGCGACGTGTCGCGCAAGGAGGACGTGGTTCTCAACGCCGTTGAGATCCTCACCGCCAAGGAGACGCAGATATTCAATATGCTCGGCAAGACCGAAGCTATTGATACCGTGCACTCGTACTTGACGGACACCTTGAAGGCTGCCGGCTCAAACGCCGCAGTTGAAGGTGACGATTATTCCTACGGTGCGCGCACCACGCCGTCCCGCCTTACCAACCTCATCCAGCACATCCAGGTGCCGTTTGCCGTTTCTGACACTCAGCGTCAGATCCAGCATTATCACGGCCGCGATGAGCTGGAGCGCCAGACCGAGAAAGCACTCTTGGAATGGGCCAACGACGCGGAGTTCAACCTCCTTCGTTCGACGCTCGTTTCAGGTGCGTCCGGTACGGCACCAGCGATGGCCGGTATCATCCAGGCTATCTCTGTGGCTGGTAACAACACCGCCCACACGTCAGGCACCGCTTGGGCTGCCTCGATCCTTGATGGGCTGGTGAAGCTCAATTACGAGCAGTCCAACGGCGATCTTGCGACCGACCTCTTCATGGGATCGTACCTCCGTTCATTGACGGACGGCTTCACCCAGAAGAGCAACGTCGTGGTGCAGGGTCCCGCAACGACGATCATCCGCACGGTTGGTTTCTACCAGACCGCATTCGGTACGATCGCGTTGCACACCCATCGCTACATCCAGCAGGCAGGCGATGCGACCGGTCGCGTCTTGGGTCTCGCACCTTCGAAGCTCCGCGTTGCGTTCTTGCAGCGTCCGATGGTCGACAACGACATCGCTCGCAGTGGTCCCGCGAAGAAGCGCGCAGTCACTGGATCGATGACCGTGGAAGTTCGAAACCAGAAGTCAAACTTCTTCGCTTCGGGCTTCAACATCGGTTAACGCCGATTGTCTCTCGCCCTTCCTTACGGAATGGGAAGGGCGAGTCATTCCGTAGATAATCTATGCAAACAGCAAAAGACAAGGTCACAACGGCCGTACATGAGTACGCACGGCTCTTCCCCGAAGAGCTTGTCGCCTTCCAGAAGAGCGTAGCCGAGAAGGCCGAGAACAAAGCGACCAAGTTCGCAGAGGTGAAGGGTGACGTGATCGAGCGTCACCTCTTCGACATGCCCGAGAAGCTCTATGCGGCTATCCGCGGGCTCCTCAATGACGATGAATTCTCATGGCTTTTCGGCCATGGCGACTACCTCGGCAACGGCGCCGGCATCAAGTGGTTCATCGAGACGTTTCCGACGTTTACCATCACTAGCGCATACTAAATGAAAATCGCACTTGCGATGATCGTGAAGCCGACCGAGGAGGAAGGAAAGCTCCTCGCCCGGTGCCTCACATCGATCGCCCAGCACGTTGACGGCATATTTATCACCCAGGCTGGCCACGCCCCGAACGAGTACGTCTCTTCGGTTATCAAGCTCTATGGCGGCACCGAGAGCTTCTACCAGTGGAATGACAGCTTCGCGGATGCCCGGAATCACAGCTTCGCGCAGGTGCCTCATAACTACGACTACATCCTCTGGCTCGACGCCGACGACGTGGTCCGGAACGCGGACCGCTTGCGCGCGACTATCGAGAAGCATCCGGACGTGGACACCTTCTCGCTCTGGTACCTCTACGCCTTCGACGAATGGAAGAACCCGATCGTCGTCCACCACAAGACCCGACTCATCCGCAATGACGGGTGTGTGGCGTGGGCTGGCGACCTCCATGAGGACTTCAAGGCGAACCGACAGATCGTGCAGAAGCACATCGAGGGCGTCGAGGTTCTTCACCTCACGACCGAGGACCGCATCAAGGCATCGAGCGAGCGCAACGTCGTCGTTGCGGAGGCGCAGCGGTCCCGCCTTCCCGAAGACCCCCGCACCTATTGGAACCTCGGAAACGCGTACAAGTCGGTAGGCAAGAACAGCGAGTCCTTCGAGGCGTTCGATCGCTTCCTTGAGCTCTCCCAGTCAGACGACGAGAAGTACATCGCCCGCATGCGCCGGGCCGAGATCAAGTGGGAGAGCGACAAGCAGGGTTCGGTCGACGAGCTCCGGTATGCAATCGGAACGAAGCCGGACTACCCGGACGCATATATCCTCTTGGGGCAGTTCTTCTATCACCTTGGCCGCTACGCCGACGCGATAGCCATGCTGAAGCAGGGCCTCGCGCTCAAGCCGCCGTACTACAAGATCATCGTCTACAATCCGCGCGACTACGACTTCACCCCGCTCATGTGGCTGGGGCGCTGCTATGTAGCAATCGAGCAGCCGATCCTGGCCCTTGAGTGCTTCAAGGCGATGCTTGAGATCACACCGAAGGATGAACGGCTCGAAGGGCTGGTCGGGCTCATGCAGGAGCAGGCCGACCGCTACGTGCGCATGCTCAAGCACTTCGAGAAGCTCAAGAACCTCACTGGCGACAAGCTCAAGAAGGCGCTCGCCAAGATCCCAGACGAGTTTAAGTCGCACCCCCTCATCTGCAATCTGCGGAACCGCAACTTCCAGAAGGAGACCTCGACCGGCAAGGACATCGTATTCATGTGCGGCTTCACGGAGCATGTGTGGACCCCGCAGATCGCGAAAGAGGAAGGTGTTGGCGGGTCCGAGGAGGCAGTCATCCACCTTGCGAAGAACCTCGCGGATCGCGGCTTTAATGTCGCCGTCTACAACAACTGCGGCCACCAAGAGCAGACCTTCGACGGTGTGAAGTATCTCCCCTTCTGGGCCTTCAACTACCGCGACAAGCAGGACGTGGTCATTCTTTGGCGGCACCCGAAGATGCTCGACTACGAGATCAACGCAGACCGCATCTTCGTCGACATGCACGACGTGCTGCCGGACGGCGAGTTCACCGAGAAGCGCATGGCACGCGTCACGAAGGTCTTCGTGAAGTCGGCCTTTCACCGTTCGCTCTTCCCCTCGATCCCAGACAGCAAGATCGCCATCATTCCAAACGGCATCGTCGCCGTCGACTTCGACGAGAAGCTCAAGCGAGACCCGTACCTCCTGCTCAATACCTCAAGCGCCGACCGCTCCCTTTCAACCCTCATTCGCCTCTTCAAGCGCGTGAAGGCGGAGGTACCGGAAGCAAGACTCAAATGGGCGTACGGATGGGGCGTCTTCGATAGCGCCCAGGCGAACAATCCGAAGGCCATGGCGTGGAAGGACGCCGTCGTGAAGGAGCTCGAAGCGACAGAGGGTATCGAGGTTCTTGGCAAGGTCTCACACGGGGAAGTCGCCAAGCTCTATCAGCAGGCGCGCATCTTCGCGTATCCTACCGAATTCGCGGAGATCGACTGCATCAGCGCCCGGAAGGCCCAGGCCGGCGGCGCAATCCCGGTGACGACCAACTTCGCCGCGCTCAATGAGACGGTGCAGTTTGGCGTGAAGGTTCACAGCATGAAGACCAAGGACACATGGTGCGGACCGTACCAGATGGACTTCGCTCTCAACGATCCGGAGGCGGAAGATGCATGGGTCAAGAACGTGGTCGCGATCCTCCGGCGCCCTATGGAGGAAGATCGGGCCATGCGAGAATGGGCGAAAGCCTTCGATTGGTCGAACATTACGGACCAGTGGGCATCACACCTGCCTGTATGCGACTAGGCTTCATTTGGCAGGGCTATACAGAGCGCAAGGCACACTGGGATGACGGCCTCCGCGCCGCTATGCGCATCCTCGAAACGCAGCACGAAGTCACCTATCTCGAGCCGTGGGACGACCTCGATGGCTACGATGTCCTCCTCTACTGGGAAGCGCCGTGCACAACGCTTGGGCCGAACGCCTATCACTACAATCGCATCATGCACCACGGCGGGCGCAAGGTGCTCCTGTTCGCAGGCGGGCCAATCAAAAAGGAGTGGGTCCGAGGCTTCGATGTGCTGGCCGTGGAGAGTTCGATAAACGAGGACGAGTGCCGCGAGCTCGGTATCCCTTATGCCAGAGCCTTCGGCGTGAATACCGAGGTTTTCCGACCGCTCCGGAGCCCTGCTGACTACGTTACCGTCACTCACGGCACTTGCGCCTCATGGAAGCGCCAATGGCTTGTGTGTGAGGCCATGGGCCAGGAGGCGCTTGTCTTCGGCGCATTCCAGGAGACAGACCCGAAACCGTTCCGGGACTGTGAGGCGTGCCGAGCCAAAGTGATCCGCGAAGTGCCGTATGAGGAGGTAAACCGCCTCATCAACCTCGCCGAGGTATCGGTCAACTGTGCGGACTTCTGGGGTGGAGGGCAGCGGGCCACCCTTGAGGCCATGGCATGCAATCTCCCTACTGTGGTCATGGCTGATAGCCCGAAGAATCGCGAGTTCATTGAAGAGAGCGGCATCGGCCTGATCGCTGCACCCGAGCCAGAGGCGATCCGGAATGCCGTCGCACAGGCACGCCAGCTCCCGATCGCGCTCCGGCAGAAGGCCCGCGACTACGTCCTTTCCAGATGGACACCCCAGCACTACGCCGAAAGCCTCAATCGCATCATTCGGGACCTATGATTTCTGTCCTCACCCCCTCGATCCGTCCGCAGTTCCTCGACATCACGCAACGATGCCTTGAGGAGCAGACCTTTCAGGATTTCGAGTGGCTCGTGGAGGTGGGTCTCCGGCCGAACGGCTTCACGCTCCCATCCGACCTCAACAGGATGCTTTGTCGCGCGAAGGGCGACCGGATCATCATGCTCCAGGATTGCATCCACATCCTGCCGAACGCCCTGGAGAAGATCGCCACACTCCCTAACGAGTTCACCACATTCCCAGTCGGAAAGGTCATGACGCTAGGAGATGAGCCGCAGTGGGACTGGCGGGCGCACGAGCCGTGGGAGATCCAACCGCACCAATGGGAGGCGGATTTTGCTATGGCCCCGACCAAGGCATTCTTCGACATCGGTGGGTACGACGAGGAATTCAACAAGGGCTGGAGCTGGGACAACGTTGAGGTGGGCTGGAGAGCAGCAGCGGCCGGGTATCGTTTCTTCTGCGACAACACCGTCCGCGGCATTGCTATCGACCACGACGCCCTGGTGCCGAACCCATTCCGAAATCAGCGCGAAAACAACGACCGCAGAGCCGAGGAGACCCGGCAACGCGCGGCACATGGGGACTACCGCCTTGGGTATCTGACCGCAGGCGGGCTACAATGAGGGCAAATAGCAGGCGGGCAGCCCCTTACCTGTAATCGAGCGTCTACCTGGCTCCGATTGCAGAGGAACAATCGGGCCGAGGCAGGGGCTTGAACCCTGCCTTATGCAGTTTTCAGATACAGACAATCTCGACGGTCTCATTCAGACCTGTGAGCGCAAAACCAATCTTGGTAAGGGCGCTATTTCCGGCGATACGGACCTCCTAAAGGCGTTCACGGTCGACATCAACAGCGCCGAGAGGGACATCGTCCGCGAGATCATGCTCGCACAGGATGACTTCGACTGGGATGACAGCAATCGGACGAACTTCCCAATCGGCACGTTCCCTCTCACGACGAATCGCGACTACAATCTCCCCGCCTCACTCGGCTTCCTGCGTCTCAAGCGCGTGGACATTTCATACGACGGCACCAACTACGTTCAGGCGAAGTCGATCGATAGCGCCATACTCCCGTCTGGGTTGGGCAACGACGACGTAGTCGATGGCAACTTCTCTCGTATGGAACCTCGGTACGATCCGAAGGCAAACGGCTTCTGGCTCTATCCTCGCGCGACGGCTGATGATGTAGCGGCCGGTGCCAAGGCGCGCATCGAGTTCGTCCGTACCATCGACCCCTTTGTATACTCCGACACGACCAAGAAGCCTGGCATCGACGAGATGTTCCACGAGCTTATCGCGATCGGCGCGTCGCTCCGTTGGGCCGTAGACAAGGACGAGAACAAGTCGAAGAGCCTCAAGGTGCTATACGACGAAGGTATCAAGGGCCTCCGGGAGTTCTACGGCAACAAGGACAAGGACGCGCAGCTCATCTTCGCGCCGCAGATCGCCGGCTACGGATAAAATATGACGGTCACACTCACACCAGTAAGCCGCTCCGCCGATGCATCCATCACTCTTTCGGAGCGCAACGGCAACAGCAGCAACATTTCGGCTGGCAGCCCAATCGGGCTCTTGCTCGCACTCACCTACGCATCACAGATCGTGATCGACGGAATGGTGGTCACTTTACTCGATAGAAATTAGCGTATGGCGGATAACGTAAGCATTACGGAGGGAAGCGGAAAGACGATTGCGGCAGACGACATCGGAGGCGTCCTTCATCAGCGTGTGAAGATCAGCCACGGCGCGGATGGTTCGGCGACCGACGTATCGACCTCAAGCCCGCTCCCCGCCCAGCTCCGCGACAGCGATGGAACGGACGTTGCCCTGAGCGCCAAGCTCGGCGCACTGACAGAGACCGCACCATCAACCGACACCGCGTCTTCCGGCCTCAATGGCCGCCTCCAGCGCATCGCACAGCGCATAACGTCGCTCATCGCGCTCCTACCCGCTTCTCTCGGCGCCCAGGGCGGCCTCAAGATCGAAGGTGTCGCCTCCGGTACCGCAGTGCCTATTTCTGCCGCGTCTCTTCCGCTACCGTCAGGAGCGGCCACCTTAGCCGAGCAGCAGACGCAGACAGCCTCTCTCGGCGTCTTGGATGACTGGGACAACGGGGCATCAGATGGTGCTTCGGTCTCCGGTGACGTTGCCGACGACGCGGCCGATGCAGGCGAGCCGCTTAAGATCGGCGGCAAGGCCCGCACCGCGGAGCGTACCGCAGTAGCCGCAAGTGACCGCGTGGATGGGTGGTTCGACACGGCAGGCCGTCTCATCGCGCGTCTCAACTCGCTTCTTGAAGACATCGTGTCCGGCAACGCCTCAAACACCGACGGTACCTCGACCCAGGTGATCGCAGCTCAAGGTGCCGGCGTGAAGACGTACATCACTGATGTCACCATCTCGAATACGTCTTCCTCAAACATCATCGTAGAACTGAAAGACGGCACGACCGTCAAATGGACTTTCCCGGTTCCAGCAAACGGCGGTGTCACGCATCATTTCGCAAGTCCGCTCCCAGGCACAGCGAACACCGCTTGGAACTTCGATCCATCGGCCGCAGCCACTACGGTCTACTGCTCAGCAGCAGGCTTCAAATCTAAGATCTAATTCATGGCAATCGCGTTCGGCGGCATCTCAGCGGTATCGACCTCACAGACACCTACTTCGGTGTCGGTATCTGGTTCGGATACCTACGGCTTCGTGTATGTCGTTGGAGACTCGGGATCAGATAACATCACAGCCGTGACCTGGGGCGGTGTTTCGATGACTAAGGTCGGTGTCGTCCAAACGCCAGGGGACAGATACGCATCTCTGTGGCGGGTGGCAAATCCAGCCTCCGGGGCCGCAATCGTATTCACTGGTGGATCTTTCTGGCGCAGCTTCTCGTTTTACTACACAGGATGCGCTCAGACCGGCCAGCCTGATTCATCGAACACCGGCACCTCCTCTGGCAGCACCGCCATTTCTGTTGCGACGACCGTCGTTGCATCTGATTGCTGGCTGGTCATGTGCCAGAAGGATGCGACGGGTGGAGCCACCTATACGCCCTCCAACTCGCTCGCTTCCATGCGAGCGAACGCGGACGCTGGAGGTATCGCGATCGCGGATTCAAACGGTAGCGTCGCAACAGGAAGCCGCACAGGTACCCTCACCGGCGCGGGTACAAGCAATCATGGCGGCATCGCTTTTTCAATTGCTCCGGCCGGTGGCGGCGCAGCGAGCACCGCCAAGTTCCTGCCACTACTAGGTGTCGGGTAATCAAACAACGTATGGCAAGAAACAAACTCCGCAAGAACCCCGTCCAGATCAAGGCCGCCACGCTCGTCTTCAAGAAGCGCGCGTCTAAGACGGCATACATTTCCGGTGGCTACATCGACGAGTGCGACTTAATGCTTGAGATCGAGACCGAAAGTGGCAAGCGATACCGTATTCCTGCATTCAGAGTATGAGATTTGAATTCCCAAATGCAGGTCGCATAGCAGCTCTCAACCGCGGTGAAGCCGCTGGGTCGCTTTTCTTCACGCATGGCATCGATCTTTCGAGCCAGCCCGGCCGCATCCTCAATTCTCCGAATGCACTCAAGGTGCTCGCCCAGGCGGACAGCGCGACCTTCGACAATCCGATGGGCAGCCTGCTCACGTACAACAATCGCTGGTTTGGCATGTGCGATGCCATCTTTCGAGGAGCATCGAACAGTGCGGATGATCCTACGGCGACGTGGGCAGTAGACGGCACGGCCAGCACCCCGACAATCGATTGGGACGAGGGCGACGCAGTCGTCTTCGATGGTCTCTACCTGGTCTCAGGGGTATCCGGCGCAGGCGACATTTACGCCTACAACGGGTCTGCATGGTCTTCATGGTGGGAAGGGACGCTTGCACAGGCCGCGCTCTCAGGATCGGGCCGCAAGGCGATGGTCGTGGGGCCAACCGGCCGTCTTTACATCCTCGACGGCCAGAACAAGGTCTATAGCGTCGACGCGGCCGGCGATGTCGACAAGACCGGTGGCGGTACGCTCGATTTCTCGGACACTCCGTACAAGTTCGTCTGCATGCGAGTGTCCGCCACTCGCATGTGGCTTGGCGGCCTCGACACATCAACGGGAGAGAGCGTTGTTGTCGAGTGGGATATGTCGCTCAATGAGGCGACAGCAAACCGCATCTATAAACTCCCCGCGCACGGCGTCATCTCCATCGTCATCTGGGAAGATTTGCCGGTTCTCGTGCTTTCAGACGGTACGCTCCGCTTCTTCGACGGCGTCGCCTTCGTGGAACAGGACGGCGGACGCCTCCCGGAGCCCCCAATGGGGTGCACCTATTTCGGCAATCAGCCAGGCAACACGCTCCCGACCGCGACCGACTTCATCATGCACCCGAACGGCAGCGCCATTATCGATGGCTTGCCGCACTTTCTCATAAGCGCGCGCCTCAATGTGTCCGGCACCGTGACCGCTGGACTGACCCCAAATCCTGCAGTTATGGCCGGCGTCTACTGCTTCGATCCTGACATCGGCCTTTACAATCGGTTCCCGATCGAACGGATCGGCGGCACATCAGGTTTCGGCGCTTGCGTAGTGCTGCCGGGAGCGCTTGCCGCAGCCCGCTCGTACAAGACGCGCTTCCTCGCATCATGCACTGTGGAGCTCAACGGATCTTCCCACGCCGTTCTCTTCACGGACGACAACGCCCGCACCTTAGCGGCTCGCGGCCGTCTTGTCCTCAATCCGCTCTGGGGCGCTGGCAGGGACACGTGGCAGAAAGTTGAGACCTTGGCGACCGCGTTCAAGAACGCGGGCGACCGGATCCTCTTGAAGTATCGGCTTCGAAAGAGCGCCGCCATGCCATTTAACGCGGCCGTGACATGGAGCTCGACAACCATGTTCACATCGACGGACTCCAACTTTGCGAACGTCGTCGCGAATGACTGGGTGCTCGTCGTGGTCGGCAATGGCTCCGGCTGCACCGCGCACGTCCTCTCGATCGAGGAGAGCGGAGGCACCTACACTGTCACCCTCGACGAAGCGGTCACGGGCGTTTCAAACACAAACACCGGCCGCGTGATCGTCGACAACTGGCGGCGCCTCGTCACCTTGTCTGCCCAGAACAAGGACTATCACGACCAGGACCTACCCACCGGCACAGCGACGCATACCCTCTGGCTCATGGCAGAATTAAGGAGTGCCGCTAGTAGCGTCGTTGAGATCGATAAGCACGTCGTTACCAGCAAACAAACTTAGGTATGGCTATCAACATTCAGGGCGCAATCAACGCAGCGACCAAGAACAAGAAGGCGCCGCAGAGCGTGCTTCCGGCGAATTCTTCCCTCCTCCGCTCGTCCCCTTCGCCATACCGTATCGATATACCGAACACCGTCCCCTCGACGGCCCTTTCTGCAGACCTCACGCCGGATGACGTGCTTCGCAACCGCAACAGCTACGCGGCCAGTCTCGATGCCATAAAGACCAAGGCGACTACGCTTCAGGATCTTCTTGGCCGCGCCGAGAGCCCAGTCGAGGCCAATCCACTCTCGAACCCGGACGCGTTCCTTGCTCGGACTTTCCGGAACGACCGTGAGAAAACAACAGCAGAGAAGAGCCGAGACTCATTCCTCAACCGAGCTGCCGAGGCCACGAAAGACTTCTTCGGAGGCCGTGATCGCCAAATACGGAGCGCCCAGCGTGAATACGGAGTCGCCGACAAGGAGGAGCTCCTTTCCGAGACCCGCAATCAGATTGCGGAACGTCGTGTTCAGCTTCGCAAGGACTTGCGCGCACTCGACACGAGCGCCGAGTTTCGCGGCATGGCGCGCCCCTTCGCGGATGACCAGCGCAAGAAGATTACGTCGGATGCAACGACCGAGCTCGCCGACCTCGCCATCATAGAGACTGCCCAGCTCGGGAACCTCGAAGAGGCGCGTGGCCTCGCCAATGACCTCGTGGACGAGCAGTATAACGCCTATACGGGCGAAATCGCAGAGATACAGGCCGAGCTTGATCGCCTTGAGCCGACGCTCACGGCCGAGGAGAAGGAGCGCTCATTCATGATCCAAGCCGCTCTCGACGAGCGGGTCCGCTTGATCGAGGACAAAAAGGCTGACGCCAAGGAAGTCCGCGACATCATGATCGAGGCAGCCTCCAATGGCGCGGATGCGGGCACCCTGGCATCGATCGTCAATGCTCCTTCACCCGAGCAGGCCATCATTGCCGCTGGAGACTGGATCGGCCTTGTCGACCGCCTGAGCGCTTACGACAGCATGAGCGGCAACGACACAGGTGGCGGCACCTCATTTGATGCGACCGGCCAGCGCGTCATCAAGCTCAACGATGGTAGTGAGATTTCATCGGCTGACATTGATCTCGACAACCCTGCCCTCATCGACAGCCTTCCAGTCTCGGACATCACCAAGGCCGTCATGACCGGCACTACGAAGGCTAAAGACCTCACCCCGACTGACAAAGCCAAGGTCTCAGCAGAGCTCTATTCAATCGGCTTCAATCCAAACAGTTACATCACCGAGAAACTCTCTGCGCTTGCCGACACATGGCAGGCTGTTCCGGATAGCTCGCGCGGCATCGTGGAAGGTTGGAAGTTCTGGGAGCGCTGGACGGACCCAGACGTGGCTGCCTTTGAAAGCCAGCGCACCCTCCTCACTCGTGAGATTGCGCGCCTCTTTGATGTGGGCGTTCTCTCAGATCAGGACGTGGCAAGCTACAACAACGCGATGCCTTCACGTCTTGATACCTCACTCGACGTGGTGCTCAAGAAGATCAGCGGTATTGCCGGCGCAGCCACGGGTAAGAACAACTCGAAGGCCGGCACCCGAGGCACGCTCCGCGACGGTCGCGCCTACATCGTTGCTGCGGATGGCGACACATTACTCGACCCGACGACTGGTAAGCCTCTTGAATAGGTATGGCACTCAAACTCTCACAACTTAGCGAGAACGACTACACCGAGGACACGGCGAAGCGCAGCAACGGCGTGATGGGGTTCTTGAAGGACGTTCCACGTGGAATCGGCAAAGAGCTTGGCAGTCTGGCAACGGGCGTCGGAGAGCTAGGCAGGAAGCTCCAGAAGGCCCTCCCCGTTCCCCAGAGTTGGACCTCAGACCCGTCATCCCTGGATAAGGGCACCCAGGCGAACGCCGACCTCCGTTCCCGATTTGAGGCCAACACCCCCGGCGAGAAGGCCGGCAAGCTTATCGGTGCCGCAGCTACCTACCTCGCTCCTACGGGCCAGGTGGTGCGAGCCCAGCAGGGTCTTAGCCGCGTTGCCGCTGCCGCATCCAAGGTTCTCGAAGGCGCTCCTACGGGCCTGAAGACTGTCGCCAAAGCGACGGACCTCGCCCTCCGTGGCGGTGCCCGCGCCATACCCGAAGCCGTCGGCACCGGAGGCGTTACCGCCGTTCGGTCCGGAGGCGATCTCGATGAGGGGAAGGACGAGGGCCTCCTCGCAGGCGGTCTCAGCCTCGTGACTGGTGGCCTTGGCGGTCTCGCCCGTAAGACCTACTTCCCGGAGCTCCAGGACAGTATCTCGAAGGCCCTCGGCATCCAGGGCAAGGTATCCGGCACCCAGGCCGTTAAGGACATCGGTCGTAAAATTTCCGGCCTTGGCGTGCTCAAGAAATACGCCCCGGTCATCGCCGTGAAGAACGCCGATGGCGTGGAGAGCCGCTTCGATCCCTCGAACGCGACCTACGACACGACGATCCAAGCATGGACGGCCGCTAAGGACCGCGTTTTCAATGCCTACACCGGCATCGCCAAGAAAGCGGGCCAGAAGGTCACGGCCGACCTCACCCCGGTCTACAACGGCTTGCTTGAGACGCTCAACGAGAAGCGTCTTGCGCCGTACCACAAGGCCGCAGAGGCGCTCTTCGAGGACCTCAACCGCAACTTCCCAGACTACCGCCAGGCCGACCTCGAAGACCTCCAGACGTTCCTCAAGGACCTCAACAGCAACACCGGCCAGGCGTTCTTCAAGGGCACGGCCGATAACGCGACGGCCGAGATCAACGCCGGCACCGCGCGCACGATGCGTGAGCTTCTCGACAGCGTCATCACCGAGAGCGGTGATCCAGCCTATGGCGCGCTCCGCTCGGAGTACGCCTCCCTCAAAGCGATCGAGGACGACCTTGTCCGCAAGTTCAGGCAGGCGGCCCGGAAGACCGGAGGCGGCCTCCAAGACTACATGGACATGCTTTCCTCTGGCGACATCATTTCTGGCATCGTCTCGCAGCAGCCTGGGTACGTTGCGGCCGGTCTCACCAAGGGCTTCTTGGGCCAGCTCCGCCGCTATCTCGTAGACCCCGAGCGCTTCCTCCAGCGGTCCTTCGACTTGGTCGACAAGAAGGATGCATCCGAGATCATGCTCCGCATCTTCGGAGGTAACGCCCCACAATAATATGGATCACTTCAGCGAGTTCGCACTCATCGCAGCGGCCAAGGTCATCGCCGCAATGATTGGCGTCTTCGGCGGGATCGCCCGATACCTTTCGGAGGTTCTTGACAACAAGAAGGATTTTGAATGGCCCGAGCTCGCCATGGTGCTCATCAGCTCCGGCTTCTTCGGGTACATGGGCGGAGAAATCGGCAGCTACCTCTTCGCAACGCCGAACGCCTCCTACATCGCTGCCGGAATGATCGGCTTCCTCGGGCCGCGCGGTCTTGAGCACATCCTCGCGAAGCTTATCAAAAAATAGATATGGAGATACGCACAGTCATTCTCACCACGTCACCGAAGCCATGGTTCATGGTGCATGAGAAACGCATCCGACAGAACTGGGGGCAAGCCCGTGGCATTACGACCACGCCTTTCGAGGTCCGCCATATCAAGCTCGATAAGGTACCGTTGAAGCGGGACAACGACGGCGACATGAAGCCGGATTGGGACTGGTTCCGTCAGACGATCACGGCCCAGGTGCCGGGCTTCAACAATGTGGTGCTTCACCTATCCCGCAAGGACAAGAAGCGCCTCGGCATTCAGGGCGTCCAAGGCTCCTACAAACGTGACAGCGACGACATTTTCGAGTGCTTCATCATTGCCGACGGAGACCAGATGAACGACCGTTACAAGAATCTTCCGACCTTCGTATGGCTCATGCTCCACGAGCCGGGTCACGGCGCAGCGCATTGGCTCTTCGGCTACGACACGGACATCGTTCATCACATGGACTACGACCGCCGCGACATCGAGCGGCTCTGGTCGCTATTCGACTTCACGGAGCATAATCGGCTTACAGCCGAGCGCGACCGTCTCACCGGACTGCTCCAAAGCATGAAGGACGCGCTCACCCGGAGGATGGACCGCCCGATGTACTTCCTCGACGATAAATACTTCGAAGAGGCGATGGTCTCGCAGCGCTTCGGCGTGTGGAATACCCGCTATCGCTCCGACCATCATCCCGGCACCGACTACCGCTGTCCTGTCGGCACCCCGGTCTTCGCGCCCATGGATTGCACCATCGTCAAAAGCGACAAGGGCAGCGAGACCGGCAACTACATCCACATTACGTTTATGCTCGACGGTGAACGCTACTGGATGCGGTTCCTCCACCTATCCAAAGGCTACGCACCAGGCCAGTACCGCAAAGGCGAAGTGATCGCGCTTACCGGCAACACCGGAGACACTGACGGCCCCCATCTACATTCGGACTTGTGGCGGGTCGCAATAGACGTGAACCTCATTCTGACTGCGGAGGGCGTCCGGAAGTACCTTCTCGACGACTACGCCTTCTTTCGGAAGGCGGTCGAAGGGATCGGTTAATCAGTAACAAAAACAACAATATGTATTCATCGAAGAAGTACTCGCTCTCAATCGGCCTTTGGAAGGGTACCAAATGGGCATTGATCGGCATCGGCTCGGCGCTTGCTACGGCGGGCCTCACCGACATTACACTCAAGGACATCGTCCTCTATGTGCTCGACGGCTCTGGCTTCGCGCACCTAACCATCGGCGCCATCATCACGATTGTGCTCAACTTCGTGAATGTGAAGACGGACCCGGCGTAAGCGCATGCGCCAGGTAGAACCGGCTCCGTAGGGCCGGTTTTTCTTTGCACCGTTCCCGAGGAGCAACATGTGGATAGTGAGCGTGCGAGCGTGCGCGCGCTCTGGTATCATATGTGGAGGTCGATGTTTATCAGTCTATCCAACAAACATAATGAAGAAACGGGATAGAGAAGCAGTAGCCGCCTTCGCGCGAGGAGACATCTCACTCCGCGAAGCGCAGAGGAAGATGAAGCTCCGCTCGACATCCATTGTCTACATCAGAGCCTTCCATCTTCTCCAAGAACTCATATGACCGATTACAAAACATCACGCGACCGCTTGCCCAAGCACAAGGACGACGACAGTTTGGGAGTGACGTTCAGCGTCATCCTTATCGTCGTCGCACTCGCTTGTGCCGTCTTCATTGCGGAGACACTCGGGCTCGCAGACGCGTTCATACTCTCATTCGCGTAGGTATGGACCACGACAGCCGCCCAATCCTCGACGACAGCGTTGAGGCGAACCGAGAACGAGAGCACAGACTTGGCATCGCAGACGACGCCAAGCACGACATCTGCATCGAACTCACCATCGACGATCAGACTGTTAGCAGAAAGTTCCGCCTGGAAGATGTCGCGCACCGCGACTGGAACCCGGTCATATGCGACATGGCGGAAACAATCGAGAAAGCGAAGGAGGACCCTATCAAGTAACGAATAAGCAATGCAGCCAAACCCATTTGACGCACAGTCCGACTACAAGGTGCCGAAGAGCGAAGGCAACTACCTCAAGTTCGAGGAAGGTGACACGGAGTTCCTTCCGCTAGCCGCACCGATCCAGGGCTATGAATACTGGAACACCAACAATAAGCCAGTCCGCTCCTCTGAACCCTTTGAGGAGATGCCGGACGACATCCGCATCGACCCAAAGACCGGCAATCCTGAGAAAATTAAGCACTTTTGGGCAATGCCTGTGTACGACATGACGCAGGGCGCGACGGTTAAAGTGAAGGTGCTCGAAGTCACGCAGAAGACCGTCATGAAGGCTCTCCGCAATCTTGTCACCAACGCCAAGTGGGGAAGTCCGGTACTCAAGTACAGCGTGACAGTTACCCGTGACGACAGCCAAACGCCAACGGCGTACACGGTCATGCCAAACCCAACTTCGGAAGTGGCCGAGGACATTCTTACGGCATGGGAACGTGTCCAGGCAGGCGGCTTCGACATCAACCGCCTCTTCACTGGTGGCGATCCGTTCAGCGCAGACAGCGCGTCCTAGCCATGACCGACTTCGGCTACATCCGTCCGCATCAGACCGCCTCGACCTCCCGCGAGCACTTCAAGACGTTCGTCGCGGAGGGGCTGCACAAGCTCATCCTCGACCACATGGAGCGCAATCGGGACCGGGCATTCTGTATCGCAGACTTGGCCGAGGAATTGAACCTTGAGCGCAGCACCGTCGCCGCGCGGTTCAACGAGCTGAAGCATCACGGTGCCATTGCCTACGCCGGAAAGGCGAAGTCGCGCACGACCGGCGTCATGGCGATGCAGTGGAGATTACCCATTAGAGAAACACTGTTCGATCTATGATCCAAACCAGTGAACGCCCCGCGATGCGAAGACGGCAGCGTGCAGCACGTTGGCTCAGACAAGCTCCCGCAACAGCCCGCGTCGTCTACCTTCCAGTCACGACCAAGTCGCGCGCAGGCATCAAGTACACCCATTACAAGGCGTTCCTTCAGCACTTGAGGGCATGAGCCGCGCGGTAAGAAAATCCCCGCTCGCCACCGGCCACGCACCCGGTACGCTCTTGGCCCGTTGTGACTGCAATGCAGTCAAGCTGGTCATGAGCGATGGCGCACCCAGATGGCAGCAATCGATAGCCACCTTCCCGCAGTTGCCGGTCGAGAAGTGCGGTTCCTGTGTGGAGAAACGTGGGGATATGGGGATAGCACCGATGTAGCTATGGAGCTCACCCTCTTAGGAGAGCCCCGCAGCACCAACCACGTCTGGAAGCACTCATGCTCCCGAGGCTTCCTGCACAGCTACATGACGCCAGAGGGCAAAGCGCTGAGGGAATCGTACCAATGGCAGGCTAGGGCGCAGTTTCACAGGAAACCCCTCTCCTGCCCCCTCTCCGTCACCGTCGCGATCTACCGCAGCACTAGGCGCAAGCTCGACATCGACAATGCTGGGCTCAAGCTCCTCTTCGATGCCATGAACGGCCTTGTGTGGGAGGACGACTGCCAGATCGAGGAAATGACTGTGATGAAACGCTTCGACAAACAGAACCCGCGCATCGAATTATCAGTAACCCCGCTCAATGGATAAGGCCGAGTACCATCGCGCCCGATACCTAGCCCTCAAGCGCCCTCAAATCTTCGGAGACCGGCGATGCCGCTGCTGCGAGATCCTCCTCGTCAGCAAGCACGGTGCGCAGCGGACCTACAAATACTGCCGGTCCTGTGTCGACAACGGCGCCGCCCGTCGCGACCAGCACCGAAGATGGTACGCCAAGACCAGAGAGAGGAAGCTCGCCCGCGTGAAGGCCTACTACGACGCACACAGCGACTACAAGCGCGCCTACGCCAGACGATGGCGCGCGAAGCAGAAGGGGCAAGAACAGAAGACCACAGAACTACAAACGATATGACACCCATTCAATTGTTCACTCTGACCATCATCGCCTCCGCCGCAATGTTCGCCTTCGGTATTTTGGTCACGGACCAGGTGTTCACCTACGAACAGGGCGGCGCAGTCGGCGCGGCGCTGATCGGATTACTAGCTAGCTTGGAGGTATGAACAAAGAAATCATCTTGAACAAGCATACGTGCGCCACCCACGGATGCGGCATCACGTTCTGGCTCGAGGAAGGGTTTGAAGCGCGTCGCCGCGCGGATAAGGAGGACTTCTACTGCCCAAACGGCCACTCACTTGTCTACGGCGGCGAGACTGCGGAGCAGAAGCTCGCAAGGGTCATTAGAGAGAAGAACGAAGAGCTGCGTATTAAGGATGCTGAGATTGAGCGGCTGTCGCTCAAACGTCAGCCGAAGCGAAGACGTCGAGCTAGGTAAATGGCAGTATGACCGAAACCTTCACAGGCTCGATCGTCATCCAGGAGGGCCGCAAGCGCCTCGCTTTCAATCACCCGGCCTACTATCTCACTCGCATCCGCAAACTGGCCGAAGGCGCGAAGGTGTGGGTCACGGTTACCGACAAGGCCCCGACCCGCTCAGACGCCCAGAACCGCCTCTACTGGCTTTACCTGACCCTGATCGAAGAGGAGACCGGCAACGACCGCGACGCCCTCCACGAGCACTTCAAGCGCGAGTACCTCAAGCTTCCGCCACAGAGCATCACGAAGCCGGACGGCACACAGATCGAGGTACAGCTCTACCGGAGCACCACAACGCTCTCCAAGACCGCCTTCAGCGAGTACATGCAGAAGATCGAGCGGGACACGGGCGTCATGATCCCCGATGGCGAGCGTAACGACTTGCTCAAGGGCATGGCGATCGATGTGCGCCAGGACCAGAGCTACCCGGAAGACCCTGACCGCTTACACCCCACCATATGACCCCCGACTTCATCAGAGGCGTGGAGCACGCCAAGACGGTCCTTCGGCAGCTCTCCGTTCAGGCCCCGCAGAATCCGGACCAAGAGCGCATCTGGCGCATGAAGACCGATATTATGCGGGAGTGTGTGGAGGCGGCGTGTCGGTTGCTGGATGAGGATGTGGCGCGTGGTAAGCTCTAGAAGTGGTGGGAGGTACGCATGAGCCCCTTACGGGGCTTTTTGCGATTCCAGGACGGTCTCTGGACCCGCTGGTGTACATTGGACCTTTCTGTGCCGTACATTGTCGGCCCGAAGGGAATTACCGATGGCTGCATCAGAAGAACCGAAAATTCCAACCGTCCTCGACATTCTCGACGAGATGGACGACCGCGAAATCGACATGCAGGTCGAAGGCGTTGACGATGAGTCGGAGTCGGAGAGCGAGGACATCAAAAGCTTCAATATCCAGAGCTATGGTGCTGATTACACCGTCGATTCGCTGGTCAAGAGGCTTCGTGGGGGAGCCTTCTACATACCCCCGTTCCAGCGGGCCTACGTGTGGAGCCAAAAGCAAGCATCACGTTTCATCGAATCACTACTGCTGGGCCTGCCAGTCCCTGGCATCTTTCTCTTTAAGGAGCCGGGGACGAACAAGCACCTCGTTATTGACGGTCAGCAACGCCTCAAGACGCTTCAGTTCTTCTTCGATGGGACTTTTCACGAAAAGAAGTTTCGGTTGGTGGACATCAGCTCGCGATGGGAGGGGAAGACCTATTTGGATCTCGACGTTGAGGACCAGCGCAAGCTGGACGATGGTGTCGTGCACGCGACGATCTTCCAACAACTAGAGCCGCAAGAAGGCGATTCGAGCATCTACTACGTGTTCGAACGCATCAACACGGGCGGTATGCGGCTATCAAGTCAGGAAATCCGGGTGTGCCTCAACTACGGGCCATTCGCACAGATGCTTCAGGATTTGAGCAAGCACGAGAAGTGGCGGCTGATCTACGGCAATCCAAGCAAGCGTCTTAAAGACCAGGAGCTCATTCTGCGCTTCCTCGCCTTTTACTTTCAGGACGTTGAGTACGAGAGGCCGATGAATGAGTTCCTAAATAACTTCATGGAGTGTCATCGGAAGCTTGATCGGCGGCCACAGGACGAGTTCGTAAAGGTGTTTGGCGACACGATCTCGCTGGTCGCCGAAGCCATCGGCGACAAGGCGTTCCGTCCTGTGCGAGCGCTTAACGCTGCGGTCTTCGACTCCGTCATGGTCGCTGTTGCAAAACGACTGGAGGCAGGCCCGATCAAGACGCCTGGTAGCGTAAAGACGCAATACGACAAGCTGCTGAAAGACAAGGAATACACAGAAGCCATCACCCGCTCGACATCGAACGAAGACCGCGTTGCGTCGCGTATCCGCATCGCCAACGAGTACATCTCCCAAGCCAAATGATCGACGTCGAGCTCGATCGGCTGGCTCGACAGCTTCGGAATTACCTCGACGCGATACCTACGGAGACGCCGCCGCAGGTCACGACGCTGGTGCATCGTTACTTGTGTATGCACATCTCATCTGCCCTCGATCAGTCCATCCAACTCATGTTCGGAGAGTACGCGCGCCGTCACAGCCATCCGAACATCGTGCGCTACATCACCAAGCGGATGGGGCGTGGGCGTAACTACAACACTCAGGCGATTATTGAAGTGTTGAGTCTGATGGTCTCTGACTGGGGGCATTCGTTTTCTGAGGAAGCGGTGCGCACGGGCCTCAAGGAAAAGCTGGACGGACTGTGTGACATTCGCAATTCCCTAGCCCACGGGACGGAAGCGCAAATCTCCCGACCCACGCTCGACGGCTACTTTCATGCCTACAAGGAAGCTGTGCGGCTCATAAAGAGCCTAATGCTGCCTTAGCGCTACTCACGGCAGTCCTCCCCCGCTATTGCCAGCGCCCTCATTTCCCCGCGCGCCATCGAAGGAATAGCTCAGGTCGGAGCGGCACGCCGGATTTTAATACCGGCCTTTTCTAGTCGATCTGGAGCCATCTTCGACCGGTTCATCTTGTTGAGCCGCTTTGTCTCCTCCGGCGTTAAGAGCACCAGCCTGTAGTGCTCCTTCACAAACATTTTCAGCGCTTCTACTTTCTCGCCATCGGCCAGCGGTTCAATATGGTCGATAGCTGCCGTGGTTAGCGCTCTGAGTGGTGCTACGTGCTCGATCGACACAGCTTCTCCTCTCTGTCGCGCTAGGTAGGCTGCCTCAGAACACTCCGCGTCGACATGGACCTTCAGCTTGTTGCTGTGACTTAAGTACGCGTAGTTTAGCAGCAGGCCCAGCAGATCCATGATCCGTTCGGCACTGTGGATCGCTCCGCCATTGTCAGTAAATCCGGCCGCACACATCTCGTTACGAAGCCGCGCGGCCAGCAAGAACATGGTCGCCATATTGTCGGGCTGGTACTTTCTTTGCCTCACCCTTCTTCCCCCCCCCCACTTCTCACCATGAATAGAACAGATTTCGCTATCCCCACCTGTGCATTTCATGAGGTCGACGGGGTGCGGTACGATCTTGGTATGCTACGCAAAGTACACAGCATCGAGAGCGTAACCGGCCACCGCCTTGTTATACTTTCTATGCTTTGCGTAGCAGCAAGCAGCTAACCGCCTTCGGGCGGTTTTTGCGTGTGCTCATCCAAGACGGTGCGTGGTCTCGACGACCCACGTATCAAAACGTCCACTCCCTCGTGGGCACATGCCATTGGCCGCTCTGACTACCGCCTGTCACCGGCCGACCTCATGTGCTCATGAGTAGCCGCCTACCTCTCATTGCATAGGGACCTTGAGGGGATGGGTACACCGTCTGCACATACACCCATGAGGACCCAACACCAGCCGCACAGGCTTGAGGGATATAGAGGCGGTGTACCTACACACCTATGGACCTATCAAACTACAACCGACCAAAACTTGAGAAATCCGGCGGCGCCAGGAATGCGCGAGAAGATCTGATTGAGCAGATCGTCCAGCGCACCGACGCCAACACCGAAGCGAAGAAGCGAGCATTGGCGCGGCGGATTGCGCTAGCGGCCAATACCCTCCAGTGGTCCGACTTGGACCTGTCCGTTCTCCTCGCGAAGTCCGACCCGAGGAAGTACCCCGGCATCAAGAACTACTCGGCGCTTGTCATGGCGAGCATCAGGATCGCGCAGGCGCCTTCCTAA